GCCTTTGAGGATTGAGACCAAATATTCAGATGCTTCAGCAGCAGCAATATCTCCAGCAATGGACAGATTCAAAGCATCTGTCTGGAGTTGTAAAGATTCAGCAACATCAAACCCAGCCTGTTTGAAATTTGCAACACCTTGAACTATCTCTGTTGTTGATTTGCCATAATTTATGGCCATTTGAAGGAATGTCTCAGAGTATTGAGACACACTCCCCTCTGAATCATCCATAACTTTCTGAAGGTCAAGAAGTGCAGATTCATATTCAGCAGCACTTACAACTGCTAAAGTAGCAAAAGTGGTTGCTATAGCTGTGACAGCAAGGCCAAGCAAGGCTATATCTTCAACCAAACCTTTGGCCCTGCCACCAAGCCCACCAAATGATGAGTCCACAGTGCCAATAGACTTGTCAATATCACTCATTACTGATGTAGCATCATCAGTTGCAGTGAATATCAACTCTATAATCTTGGTTATATCACTTGTTGCCATGTTTCTCCTGGAGGTATCTTGACCACAATTCCATCTCTGTGTGGGTTAAAAAGCCCTGTGGGAAGAGGTCTGGCCTGATTTGGAATAAAAACTGACCTTTCAAATCAGCCAAAGCCAAACTTGCCTTTACTCCTTCACTTCCCCAGAGCTTTTCACTTCCCCCAATTGTTGGCCCATCCCTGTCAGAGTCATGATTTCAGTGGCTATCCTAAAAAACTCAATAGGTGCCACATTGGCTATTTTCACTGCTACATCCAAGTCTATGGCTGGAGTCACTGAGCCAATCACAAGATATTCCATCCGCTTGGCCACCTCAGAGTGTACTGAAGGGTTTACTCCCAGCAACTCTTTAATGGCCTCAGATTGGTCTGCCTTTGAACTCAGTGCCTCTACAATGGATGCTATATTTTTATTCTTTGATGAGGCATCATTACACTTTGATACCTCATCAGCAGTCAAGCCTTTAATCACCCATACAGGCTTTTCTCCTGGGTCAAAAAATGGAGCTAACCCAGGAACATCAATATTCTTATTCCTGGGTGAGAACTTAGCATCCATAAATTTCTGCTTATCAAACATTATGCTACTCCTTTCCCTATGGAATCAGCTGAGATGGTACATGCTGCTGAGATGGAATCAGCTGATGGGAATGTTCTTGCTATCCCAAGCTTGCCCTGTACCAACATATATGGTGTCTTGTAACGGTCTGGCAGGAACTTGAACCAAAGTATCTGGCCATTCTGTGCCATCAATGGGTCTGTAATGCCATCAGCAAGATATGCTGTAAACTTGCCTTGACCCAAAGACTCAGCTGTCTTGCTGATTGTGCCACCATATATCTGCGAGGATGATGAACTAAATGACTTTTCAGGTGGAGCAAAGTCAGAAGCCAATGAGACATCAGCAAATATAGGGGTGTAAAACTCGGCATATACCCTCTTTGGCAATGTCCCTGTGTGGATTAGAGGCAAAACTGAGGCAAAGGTCACTTTGCCATCAGCAAAGTTCTCATCCCATACAGGGTAATCATACCTTTCTACATGCTGTCCAGCTACCTGGAAAATCTCAGAGGCAAGAATTACAGCAGCAACATCATTGCTTGTCCTTACCTGCCCAATCTCTATTGACCCTACAGGGATGAGTGGAGGCCCACCAATAGCTGCCCTTGTCTCACTGAAAGCATCTCCATCAGTACCATCTATCACCACAAGAGCACCTGTGCTATCCACTGTAATGCTGCTGATGCTGAATTTATCCCCAACTGCCCCTCTCACAATAGCCTTTGCTGATGCACCAACAGAGGTCAAAACCCCTGCCAAGTAGCATGTAAGAGCAGCCACTTCAACAGAGTCATTGCCTACACTTGGTGTTATCCCTCCACCTGTGATTACTCCATTAGGGATAACCTTTGGCACAAACCCTGTTTTGTTACTCCATGGGGAAGATGCCCCTGAGAAGATAGCATGGTCACCACTATCAGTCATAGTGGCCATTGCCACCAATGTCTGACCTGCTTCATATTGAAGTTTAGCATTTTCTGCTGTTTTACTTTTTGCCATTTCAACCTCCTGTTTATGGTATGCCTATCAAATGTGAATACCTTACTGTATACCCAAGCTTTAAAACTACTATTGCCCTATCAACATCAATGGCTATTATATCTGAATCACTTCTGTAAGATGTCTCTGCATTTGACTCAGATAGATATGTGCCTCTACCCCTATCAACTGCCATAGCAGTGTGTATAAGGCCAATCATCTCTTCTGAATCTATCCCTTGACACCAAACCTCCAACAATACATCCCAATCCCAAACCTCATAGCCATCAGCTTGACGCACCTTTCTGTCTGAACCTGGGCATATAAAAATAGCAGACAAAGGGATAACATCAGTATCAACTGGAGTTGGCTTTACCACATCTACAAACTTGATGGAGGGCATAGCCTTTAGAGTATCATTGATATTTGATATTATCCTTTGCCTGGTTGTCATTTATACTGGCCCTGTCTTGGCCTGACCAAGACTAATACTTGCTGCTACCATAACATCTGGGGATGTACCACCAACAAAAGTAGTGGTTTCAGTGATTCTTACATACCGCTTGAGGCCTGTTAAGTCCACATTCATCTCACCAATAGCAGTTGCAGTGGTGATAGTGACTGTGGCACCTGTGACATCTGCAACATCACTAAGGTTAGCAGCATCCCCATGCTGAACCTTTCCAACCATGGACATTGATGTTGGGGTGCCTGTGATTGCCCCAGTAATTAAAGAGGCCACAAGACTATCATAGCCAAGTCTGTCTATGATAGTTCCATTCTTTGCTGAACCCCCAGTATCTGCCTGGGGTGAAAGGGCATGCTTGCTCGTTATCTCACTGCCTGTCTGTCTCATAATTACCTCCAATTCAAGTTTTAATTGCTCTGCCTATTGCTTTGCCAAACCCATCTGCTATCCTATCTTTATTGGCATTCAAGATATCAATGGGGTGTATCCTTGCTTTGATACTGACTTCTTTGACCAATACATAATAAGGAATGCCAGACATAATCAATAATGGATTTTTGCCAGCCTTCCGTCTCATAAAACTCAAGCCTGTCCACTCTCTGGGGCCACTCTTTTTAGCTACTCCAGCAGCAGTTAAGGCAGGGCCAATAGGAATGGCCAAATATGGATGGCCTTTGGGTTTGATGGTTGTAATCTTGCCCTTATCCCCAAAGTGTACCACTCCATAATGTACACCAAACCCAACCCCACCCTTAATCTTGCCAAGAGTTTCAGTCACATCCAGTGCCCTTGTTGACTTCTTTAAAAATCCTGACCGTGTACCAAGCACAGTATCTGAAGCACTGCCAGTCATATGATGCTCAATGATGTAATTAGCCAATGTATCATTTTGGTCATACATCTCATCCTTAATTGCTGCTTTGATAGCAGGTGTAAGTTCTTTGATGTAGAATATAATATCTTGGCCTTTCATCTTTACATTGATTGGCATGGCTTCCTGTATAACTTCAGCAAATCCTTGACTTCAGGCAATAACTCAAATGCTGAAAATTTGGTAACACTACCATCAGGGCCATTAACCCCAGTCAAACCAATATCCTTTCTGCGTCTGAACTCAAATACAGTTTGCATCAGGCAAGCCCTTTTGATACCTGAAGGGATATTTGTTAATATTCCTTCAGCATCAGGGCTGTATCCACCAGTGTAAGTAACTTCTGTAACCATAGGTGGCCAAGGTGGTAGCTCCAAATGTAAGGTTATTATGCCATTCCCAGCATCTACATAATAGTCATCATCAATAGTCATAGCACTACCATTGAATTTAACTGTAAATGGCTTTGTTAAATCAACTGGAAAAGCTTGTAATCCCAGATATGTTTGGCCACCTTGAAACTTCTCCACCCTTGACAATGCCTCAAGCTTCCTGTTTAAAGCAGCTTCAATCCTATCTGATAAGCCAAGGATGATTAAATCCAGCAACTCATCATGGGTTGAATCTGTTTTCTCTAAGGCTATCTTGGCATCATCTATGCTTACTAATTTCATCACTTAACCTCTGGTGGTGTCTTAATCATCTTGTCTAATGGTGGCTTTGATATGGCCTTTTTTACATTCTCCAGTTTCCAACCCTGCTGGGCCATCTCTGTGGAGCTTACATCAGGCACTATATCACCACCCTCAAAGACTTGACGCCCTCTCATAAATGTATATCCAACTCTGACTACCTTTGACATGTGCCCTCCTGAAATATCCTGATGATGGTAATATTACCATCATCAGGATTAGTGATTATAACTGGACTGAAGAGGCATCATTGACCAGACAGAAGCTCTCTGGATGCCTGAGGCCACAATCAACCTCCTGAACAACCCTTATCCAGGTCTGATTCTTCTGAAATGCATCTGAGGTCTCATTAGAGGCCATGATTTCCAGACCACCCCACTGGCCAATGAGCAACTCCTGCCAGTTTGCAAAGATTATCTCAGACAGAGCCACACCTGAGGCTTTGGTAAGGTTAGTTGGTATCTGACTGGATGTCCCAAAGTCATACCCCATAACATCCTTGAGCTTTGCATCACTCAAGAATGGGATTCCAAGAATGGGTTCACCATCAGTCTGACCACTGTACTGTGCTACCTTGATATTCTTGAGCAGCCTCTTGACCTTTCCGTGCCAAGCAAACCCAAGCTTTCCTCTCAAGGCATTTACATCCTCAAGCATCCCTTCCATCTCAGATGCTGTGTTGAAGGTGAACATACCACCATTGGTGCCTATCTCCACATTCTGGATGCCTGGAGTATTCACTATCCCCAATGGCTGATTGGAAGTCCCAGAGCCACGCAGGGCAGCAAGGTCAAGGGCAAGGCTCAATGACTGAGCTATATCCCTTCTAATCATGGCTTCTGCAGCAGGGCTGGAAAACTTCAGCAGCCTGTTGGATACCTTTACCAAAGCAGCAACCTGATGAGGGGACATGGTTAGCTGACCAAGAGTCTGCTGAGATGGTGTTATATCAGTGTTCTCACCAACCCAAAATGCAGTTGCTCCACCTACCTGCTTTGGAAACTCCACAGGGTTGCCCTTGAGGTCATTGATAACTGTGGCCCCAAGTTTCACAACTATAGCCTCTGCCACCAGCATCTCAATAAGCTCTGCTACATATTCTGTTGGAACTATGTAGCCACCATCTGCTGGTGTACCTGCCCCAAGTGCCTTCTTGCGGGTCTCATCAAACACTTCTTTCTCAAACCCAGCATTGCCCCACTGACCTGTCCTTATGGCCTCTGCTGCCTTGAGGAATGAGAACTTGGTCTGTTCAACTCCAGGCAAAGACACCTTCCTTGGAGTCATCCTCTGCTCCAAGTCTTTCAACTTGGCTTCTGCATCAGCAAACTTGCCATCAATACCAGCAAACTTGCCTTCTAACATTTCCTTTTGGTCATTTAAAGCCTTTAACACTGCATCCATACTTACCTCCTGTTTAAGTTATTTGTTTTTATTGCCCTTTACTCTTCATGCATATTGCTTTCGCTATGCAAGAGTTTGGGAAATGTCTTTTACTCCTTGAAGAATCAATGCTATATGGTTTTCTTCTTGTTTCTGTCCTTGATGGCCTAATTCACCCTGAATTAAGGTCTTAACCTCTTTTACAATACTTTCCCTGTCCTCAGTAGTTAAGACATAAATTTCAGGGTGCTCCTTTTGTGCTATGAGATATATTCCGGTTAACATATCCTTGTTTCCGGTTAAAATATCCTCATCTGAGATATAGGTTTTGAATTCTGGAGCATCCTTTTTGAACTCTGCATAGTGTTTGCTGAGGTGATTGTATACCTTTTTCCTGTCTGCCTCAGGAATATCTGTGCCCCCTCTGGCTCCAAGTAGTGCAGCCATAGCAGAGGCCACACCTTTCCAATTAGTCTGAATGGCTTCCCCTACAACATCATGATGAGGCAACTTATATGCTGCCTGAGTTCCTTTGTTATCATCATCAAACCAAGCAAAGCCCTTGGCATATTTGTTGAAATCCTCACCTGAAAGGGCAAATAAACGCTTTCTTGCACCAGCCCCATCCCATTTAGCATCTTCAGGCATGAGGTCATAAGCCTTAAAGGGCACAACCCCTTTCTCTTCAGCCCAATTTATAGTACCAGCTGCATCAAGCATCCTTTGAATAATGGGGTTTGACCCTTCATCCCCTGAATCTACACTCTTGCCAAGGGCTGAAGGGTTACATGGAACCAAAACTTGGCTTATCTCCAGCAATTCAACATCTGTGTATGTCCTTCTTACTCCTGATTCCCTATCACCATCAACCCAAGCCTTTGGGTAAAATCCAACACTGAAGGCCACAATGCCCTTCTTAGCAAGGTTAAATGCCCAATCAGCTTCAGGGTTGCCCTCTCCCACAAAATATTTGAACTCTACATCAAAGGAGTCACCAATCATGAGTTCCTTTGCCATCCCTATCTGGTTGAGCAATCCATAATAGTTATGGGAACTCAACAAAATAGGGTGTTTCTTGTAGTTCTCAAGTCTGTTGACCCAAGCTGATACTTGAATAACCTCACCTGAACGGTCAATAGTCTCATCAGAGACAGTGGCCAGTACAGTAAAATCCTTTTCATTCACACTTTTAACCTTCCCAGCAAACATCCTTACCTGTTTATCCATGTTATGTCTCCTTCACTGATATAGTTGTACACCTGCAATTTATGACCTCTTTGGCTGGGGCTGATGAGTCCCCTGGATATTTTAATGAGCTGCCTGGGAATTTATCACCTATCAAAGCCACCTTACCATGTAAACTACTGTGTGAATCACGCACCTCTTCATCCAAAGCAGTTATCCATTTGTGTTTCTTAACCCCATTTTTCTTCATAGTTAAGAATTTACCATGGGATATTGCTGACCCAGCTTCTGTCCTTGCTATAGTTAATGCTCTGGAATGAGCCATGTTATATACATGACGCACTCTATCTGATATTTCAACAACACTCTCTCCTGCTGCTATCCCTGCTGTAATGGCTTCATCCAATTGCTTCTTGATTGTTCCCACTATCTGAGCAGGAATATTAGTCAACTTCATACTCATAGCACCAAGATAATCAGGGTCAAGTGGGACAAATTGAACTCCAGATAACCCAAGTTCATCAATGGCTATTAAGAATCCAGTCTTGATAGAAAGTTCATATATGGGCTTCATAATATTTTCCAACATCTTGGCCTCTTCAGCAGGGTCAAATATCCCATCCGACACACCTTTGCTAAATTGAAGGTTTACTTTCCCCAATACCCTCTTGCGCTGGTCAAAAAAATATTTTTCAATCTTGGCTTTGAATAACCTTTCTACTGGGCCTTGTGATGTTAAATAACTTTTCCAAACTCTTTCACGCTCAGCATCTTCAGCAATCTTCACCAAATTTTCCAGGTCATCAAAACTCTTTGTCAAAGAGTCTATTGATTTTGCTGGTTCCTTTGGTGTTGCTTCAACAGAGGCAATAGGCACAAGATTGATAGGAGCATACCATACATCACCCCAAGACACATCTTCCATACCAAGCTCAAGCCTTTTATTGATGGCATTTATTGGCCAGCCCATCTTCTGGAGCTTCTCACCAATGTCTACCTTCTTTTCAAAATCTTCTTGAAGGGCAGAGACTGTTGATAAATCAAACTTTACCCAAACTTTGCCCCCATTAATGCTTGAAAATAGCCTTGACCAAATCTGTTCTTCCAAATAAGTTGTTTTTGGCACAAGGCACTCAGTCCAGAAGGTCTTGTGTGCTGTCTTTATGCCTTCAAATGACTTGATATCCTCATATAAGCCCATAACTACTGAATTCACTTTGTATACTGCAAAAATCTCTTCCCTGGACAACTTCTTCATCTGAACAAAATCCATGTCCCGCTGGGTGAGTTTAGCTTCTTTGTAATCTGCTCCACCCTCTATGATGCCTACTCTATGAGCCTTGTTATATCCTTTATGTCTATTATCAAATTGTTTCTGGAGTCTATTGTATTGAGTATCTGATAACTCACCTGGAACAGTGATATACCCACCAACTGCCGCACCCTCTTGAAAGAATGTCTTGTTAAATTGGCCTGAATAATAGTCTTGGTCTATGCTTGTCTTTGCTGCTTGTAAAGGGGCAAGCCCTCTTACATCATTATAGGGGTTAAAATATTTGAAATGTATGATTTCATGAAGGCCAAAGTCAATAGCACCAACCTTCCCTGTGTATCTCCAACCTATAACCATCCCACTGATTTGGTCTAATATGGGCATAAACCTGATAGGGTCAAAGCACCATATCCTTGTGGGAAGTTTTGTTACATCCTCTCGGTCTTCCAATATCCAAAAGGCTTCACCCCTCAACCCCATATATATCATGGTGGCTTCAATGAGTTGTTTACCATTCATCAAAGGGTTTGGTTGGTTAAACAACTCATATTCTGGGCCTGACTCAATAGTGATTGGCTCTTTATCCTTGACTTCAGTGGTAATTTTGAGAGGGACATTAGAGATATTTTGGGATATTGCTGATATAGAAGCATAAACCCAAACACTTTGGGCATATGCCTGAGATACTTCACCAGAAATTTGGGACATCACTGAGGATAATGACTTGAAAGTAGCATCAGCCAGTACCATATTTGGGCCAGCTATCTTTTCCACAGGTATATACCCAAGCTTTGACATTATACTTTGGATTATAGCCATCTGACTTTGAACTCCTGTCTTTGTTTGAAGTGGGTATATAAGGCATACCGTTCTGCATCTAACAAATGGTCATTATACTCCACAGGTTCATCATACACAGTCCCATCTTTATCAGTCTTCCAACTATATGACCTTTTTTCTTTTATCAGATTTTCTGATGTTTTAACTATGCATATCTTTGGGAATGATTGGACAAAATCTATCCCTTTATTCACTGCTTTATTTGCTGGGTGTATATTAAACCCTGCTTGCTTAATCTCTTGAATTCTTTGAGGCTCAGCACAATCAGCATACAAATACTTTTTACGGTCTGGTATAAGTATTTTTAATCTGTCTATCAATTGAGAATTTGTTAATCCAGTCCTGTATAAGAGTTCTTGCTCATAAGGCACCCCATCAACCATTGATATTCTCATAAGAGCAGTGGGGTTGTTGAACCCAAAATCCAGGCCATATATGGTTTCGTCTTTCCCAAAAGGGATTGTGTCTACAGACACCCAATTTGGGTATATCAAATTATCAAGCTTTCCCCACTCACCAAGGGCATATATCCTGTGAAGATTTGGGTCTTGCTCTTCCAACCTATTCAAGATTGATATATAATCAGCATCTAAATATGGATTATCTTTGTATGTTGACTGTATCTCAATAACATCTTCAGATGAAGCATCTACAACCTTTGTTTTCACCCAACTGAACATATCAGCAGGGTTCAAGCTCATTGTTAATTGGTTCCTGCCATCCTTATTAGCAGCACTCAACCTGAGTTTTAACTGAATAAAGTCTTCATAAGTAAACTCATTGGCCTCTTCCATCCATATCTGAGTCCATTCTGTAGACTTTATCTTTTCAGGGTCATCCACAGAACCAAAGTGAAGCCAATTATCCTTGAAGGTGTAATCTAAACTGACCTTGGCCTCTTGTACTCTATTATGTACACCCCACTTATAAAACAAGTGTTTAAAGGTCTTCAGGGTGGATAATTTTAAAGATGGCAGTGCCTTTCTTACAACTAACAACTTTTGCTCTCTCCCCATCAAGAGAGAGTGTGTATATTTCTGGGCTATAGAATATGACTTGGAGCTTCTGGCACCACCCCTGTTGACTATTATCTGGGATTGTGCCTCCATATTCTTGAAGAATATGGAGGTTGCTTCAATCTTCTGTTCCATCTGGAGCCTTTGCTGGAACTATAGAAATGTGGATTGGCTGGTCTGGAACCCCAGCATGCTCTTGCCGCTCGACATAACCTCTCTGCTTCCCTATGCACTTCAAAAAGAAACATATGGCACCAAGGTTGCCTTCTTTGACCTTAGTGATTAATTTATCTTCAGCCATATCCAAATAGCTTTCATCTATGGCCTTTTTGGCTTCCGCTATCACTGGATGCTTACTGATATAGCCAGCAACTGTGCTATAGTTGCAGCACAAGAGTTGTGCAGCACCAGACAACCTGCCACCTGCCCTGTCTAAAGCATCTATGATTTGTTCTGGTGTAAAGTGTGGATTATCACCCATGTTAAGTTGACCTCGACTTTTTATTCAGGAAAGATAAGAAGATTATAGGCCTGACAATGGGAAAGTAAAGAAGAAAATTACATCAAGGGTTACATACTCCCTACCCCATAGAGTACACAGAGCAAAAGTCAAAAAATATCAACCTGGAGCAAACCCAACCCCCTCCAGCATCTATCACATAACTAATTGAAATTATTAAAAAAAGTTT